CAGCCATCAATGTAATTGTCTTCGTGACTTACGTTGCTTTTAATACGAGCAATTTTAAGCAGACTCATTAACACCCCCACATCTGTTGGGCTGACTTCGATACCCAGGTGAATTGACCAGTAACGAGCAATTGTTCGGAAATTATCCTCCATAGCGCCATGATCTGCTGCTCTGTCCTTCGTTACATACTTTTTTGCTGTGTCCAGCACTTCAGCCCTTTTCATTCTTGATGCTCCCTGCATTGCCAAGTCTTCCCGTCATCGCTGCTGTGCCAAGCCCAGTTGCTGCCACAATACGAACAAATGTTCTCCTTCGGCCCGGTGCTGCGCCGTTTCTCCGGGGCTTTTTTGTTTTCCGACATCTCTTTCAGCCGCTTTTTGCGCCACGGATCTGCATATTCCCCAAACAAATCATTAATCTCAGACATTATCCCTCGCTGTTACAGCTTCATATTCACCCCGACTCATAGGCCCATCAACTGCTCCGAGCCATACTCTGCCGCCTGTAGCCGTCAACTGGAATTTATCAATTCGATTGTCCTGTTGTAGACTACGAACATATCCTTCTAGTGTCTGCTTCCCGATGCCTTGCAGTATCTCAGGGGCATCAGCGTCCTCTGACCGTTTATGAACTCCGTTGTTGCCACTCATATGGGTTAGAGCCACACCTTCGCGCTCACAATGGATAATCCAATCAGCCATAGCGTCCAGCTTCATCTCAAGAACTGTACCGCTGTTAAGTGATTTGATTTCTTCAGTGCGATCATTTAGCAGCCCAGTCATTGGATCTCGTACAAAATGCCGAACATTTCTACTGGCTGGTCCGTTAGACTTGACTACAGCGCCATCGAAACAACTGTTACGCTGGTATGGTAAACCTAGCCGCTCACAAGTCTTCTTGCCGCGTTGAGCATCAACCTGCCATAACGCAAATGAAGACCTGACCCCATCAACAAGAGCAGTCGTACCCCTAATAAGGTTACGAGCTTCTTCGGGTGTTTTGATTACAGCGTTGTCCTTGATCTTGGTCATATGATGACAAACCAGTACAGATGCACCTGTTTCTGTTGCCATCCTAGCCAGCAGACCTGTTAAAGCAGCCCCCGCAGCAGGATCAGCATTTACATCTGCATGGACAAAAGATGCCAGCGGATCGAACACAATCAGCTTTAGGTTACTCATCTGCAAGATTTGTTCGTATATCTTTTCAAACTCTGCTGTTGTACCGAACTCGCCGTTGGACTCGTTCATAATCGCAAACACACCGCCGACATTAGGAAGCGACACAATCTTCAGATCATGGTTGTAGCCATGCCGCTCTTCAAACGGATCAAGACGCTCAACTCGCCTGTGCATCTCAGCTTCGTCATCTTCAGCAGTAAAGATCACCACGTTCCCGAACTCTTTAACCAGCCCCCCAAACGTGCTTGTCATTGGCTTTCCCGATGCGATCTTCATGCCCATGTCCAGTGTCATCATGCCTTTACCAGCATCACCAGCAGCGGCAAACAGAATAGGAACTCCGAGCGGAAACGTGCCATCAATCAAGAACTTTTGTTCGGGTGCAGCCCCGGCGAATCGACTAACAAGGAACGACTCGTCAAGAAGATTAATGTTTGTCTTGGTTATTTTGGCTTTGGTGTTAACAAAGTTTTCAATGTTGTAGCCCTCAGACAAAGCATCTGAAGCATCCCACCCTTCGGGCTTGCCCATTGGCGGCGTAAGCATTGTGACCGACTTAGCGCCAGCAGCTAGAGCAAAGTCCTGTATGAGATCAGCCAGCTTTTTGCCAGCAGGATCATTATCAGGCCATAAGATAAGCTCTTTGTTCTGTAACGGAGAAAAGTCAAACTGGTGAGCAGTCTTCTTTGTTAGCGCACCAGCCCCGCCAATCGTGCAGGTAGCTGTATATCCAGCATGGTTTAGAGCATCAGCACACTTCTCGCCCTCGACCCATATAACACGATCAGATGCCAATACATTCGGAATGTTATATAACGGGCGTATGTCTGGAAACTTGGAGTATGGAGAGCCTTCAACAAACGGTCTGAACTCTTTCTTTGGCTTGCCCTTTGTGTTGAGCATAGGGTTGCCAGCAATGTCCTTGACGTTATACCGCCTAACGGAAACCAACACCTCGCCGTCTGCATTGGTATATACATACTCAGCGTCATACGGGCTATTTGAATTGTACTGCGGCCTGATAGGGTTTTCTATCGGCGCGTTATCCCGAACAATTTGCGGCCCAGTGCCGTCAAGGTAGCTAGAAAACATCTCCTTTATTTCTGGGAGCTTCATACTACGCGCTTCCATCAGTATCTTGACGATACCCCCGATACCAACACCACCGTTGAAATCCTGCCCCTGCATGAAGTGCTGCGAGGCAGTATCAATATTAATTTTTAACGATTGCCCCGGATCACCAAGCAACGATCCGATGTAAAATGTTTTGCCGTGAACACGCCCAGCAGGGAATGTATCCTGCAAAATCCGAATTTGTTCGCCTTTGGGGACTTTGCGAGAAATCTCCTCAACTATGTCATTACTACCAGATGTAGTATTGCCAAACCTTACCACACTCATTATATTGATCCTTACCAAGCATTGTTTTCAACTAGGGGCGGCTCATACCGCCCCTTCTTTTTGCCAGCAAGTCTTGCGGAACTCGCACCACTTGCAAATAAAATAATCATCATTCTGTGCAACACGCGGCAGCATATCGTTAGCTTCTGTAGCTTTCAGGATTTGTACTGCTTTATCACTGGTAGCTTGTGCAAGCTCACCATTGAACGGAACCATCTCAATGTATATCTCGCTTGTGTTTTTGTTTAACACCGTGAATACACAAGGATTTTCCGATAGATCCATGTAGGCTTGATAGATTGCAATCTGTGCTGCGTATACTGGATTAGCTTCCGCCACGCCTTTACGAACAAATTCATTAAACTTCTTCTCATTAGCAGACTTGCACTCCCACAACATAGGGTATGTCATGTGCAATGGGCCACCACATATGACCCCATCAATGTGACCTCTGACCTCCCCGCCAGCAGTCTCAAACCCAAATTGTTCGCCTTTCTTCTCTGTCCGCAGGTCAAATCCAGCGTCCCTGAAGTACATAACCATCATATCTTCGATGGTATGACCAAGGCCAAATATGCGTAATGTCTTTGCAGGAAACCCTTTGCCCTCATCAACCTGTTGGTTCATGTAGCGATACTGGAGCTTGCGTGAGCAGGGATCGCCAAGAGAAGAAGCGCCAAGGTATTTGCGCCTTGGCTGCTTGCTTTCCTTCTCTACAATCGCCCGATCAAGCTCTTTAATGATGCTCTGTGCGTCAGAAAGGGATGTCTTGTTCGGTGAGGCCGATTCTGCCGCCTCCATATCTGAAGTAAATTTCTGTAAGGTCTGTGCTAGAGTATTCATCATCAAGCCCTTCTGATATTCTCTTTAATATTAATGTCATTGCGATAACTTCTTCTTCGCTTAAATCACAAAATCTTTTTTCCCACCCAATAATCCCGAACAATTCTCCTACTTGTTTTAATGAAGAGTCTCGTACTCCTCTTTCCGTATCCATTCTAAAATCTCCTCCGATAACGGGCCGTATGCACACACATAAATTTCATCTGAACCCTGCATGTCCACCTCTACCACTGCCCCTTCAAAAATCTCTTCCTTGCCTTCAATCAATTTACAAAGAAGACCTGTAACTGTGTCCTTCAACTCTTCTCGGTCATCTAAACTTTTAAACAACACAAAATAATTTGCCTCAAGAAACACATCATCATCAAAAACTAACTTTAGTTTTACCTCGCCCCTATTCATGCGCTTCTCTCTTCTAAAATTATGTCATTGACAAGATGATCAATGAAACGCTTATTCCAAATATAATTAAGCATACAAGCGGCTCTATATTTAGTCCATGAAAAATCAATAGGGCTTACATTCACACCGTTTTTTGCCAACAATTCCCGCTGCTTAATACTAACTGCATCATTTAGCCAACGCTTGGTTTTTTTCGCGCTATCACCTGTCTCATTCTGTCTCATAAAGTCATCAGCAGATGCCATAACGTGTCTTTTGGTTCCAATAGAAACCACTCTGGTCTTGCCATCTTTTTTCTTCACAATAGCAATACAAAGCCCATCTACGTCAGCAATTAAGGCAAAACAGTTAAACCCAGACGCAGCCATACAAGCTCCATTCCCGAACAAATCTATCCAGCGGAACGGAGATCGTTCCATAAGATCTACTTCGGTCATCTCAAAGTTTTCAAGAGGCTCCCCATTAGACTCAAATGTATGACCGCAAAATGGACACTCACGAACACCAAGCGGAACCTCTTGACCACACTCAGGGCAATCTTTTACTGGCGCTTCTCCGGGTTCTCTTTCGCCAGCGCCATCAAGATCCACAGCATCATCGAGTGAGCCGTGTGTTAACACAGACGTACCAAAGTCCATAACAATGCAATTTGATTTAACTATGCCCGGAAATTCATCCTGATTTACAGTGCGTAACCCACGACCAATCATCTGCACCATTGTGGCTTTATAACTGCAAGGTCTGGTTAACACGATGCAGGAGACAGGTGGAGAGTCAAAGCCCTCTGTCAACACAGCGACATTAACCACAACCTGCACGTTACCTGTCGCCAAATCATCTAAAATTTCTTTGCGAATAATTTTTGGTGTATCGCCTGTAACAACACGAGCAACAACACCTTGTTTAACAAACTCTTCACAGACATTTTCTGCGTGAATTATGGTAGAGCAAAATACAATAGTCTTACGATCACTGGCTTTTTCTGTCCATTCCTCAACAACACGCTCATTGATTGCGCGGCGGTTCATGATCCTTTCAACATCTGTCATATCAAAGTCAGATGCGGTTTTGCGTACCTGACGCAGTTCTTCTTGTACCCCAACATCAATTACAAATGTCTTTGGCGGTACGAGGAACCCTTCACGAATTAACGTGGAAATTTCTATCTGGTGGCTACAATTCGTAAATACGTCCCGTAAGCCTTTCTTATCGCCTCTATTTGGGGTAGCGGTAAAGCCAACGATCTGAACCCCCTCATTGGCCTTCTTTGCGGCGTTAATGATGCGTTGATATGTATCCGCAACAGTATGATGCGCTTCGTCAACCACGATCAGATCAACTTTGGGCATATTATCCAAGTTTTTCTCGCGGCAAAGCGTTTGCACCATTGCAAATACAGCGTCACCTGACCAATCCTTAGATGCAGCGTTTACTTCACTGGTTCTCAAGGATGGGTTTACAAGGTGAAATTTATTGGAGTTCTGTGAAACGAGTTCGTCACGATGCTGTAGCACAAGCACATTTTGTGAACCTTTGTGACGTTTGCCAACCAAGGCAGAAAGCATGATTGTCTTTCCAGCCCCGGTTGGTGCAACGACTAAAGTGTTACCGTGCTTATCCAGTGCATCAGAAGCATCGTCTACAGCGACTTTCTGATACTCACGGAGGATCATCGTACTAGCCTAGTCTATATCTGTGAGTGCCTGACGATTTCTCGTAAGTCTTCACAACATTATAACCAGACTGCTTAATCATGTAGACATGATTATAAATAGAGTCCCTTTTTTTACCGACAACCGTGTGTATTTCGTCAATTGTTGCTCCCTTCTTACGAGAAATCATTTTAAAACTTTTCCGACAAAAGCTAGGAACATCATCAACAGAATGAGTTGTATATGGTGGAACACCATCTTCAAACTTAATGTCGAGAATGGGGGGCTTTACGGCTCCAGCGCCCCCCGTACTGGATTTAGCGACCTGTGAAGGTTTGCCGCTAATAAATTGCCACAGTGTCTCTAACGCGCCCATGATGGTGCCACCCCCGATTGTACAGTTTGTTGGGGTTGAGCCACTGGTGCTTGTGCAACTGGCGCTTGCGCGACAGGTGCAGCCTGTCCTGTACTCTGGATATAATTTGGAGAGTCTGGTGTCAAGACTGTCTTGATCTTATTACGATCAGGATAACCATCACGACCTTTCTCAATGCCCAAAGTGCAGGAGATCGTCATGCCATTAATCATATGGATGCCTTGGATAGACGCACGTTTTGCCCTAGCGTCTTCACTCTCATCTTTTGGTGAGATACCAAAACCACTATCAACCATCTGCTTGATAGTATTCAAGCCGATCTTCTTAGCTTTTGACATACCATTCTCGTCCTTGGCATCACCATCAACAAAGATGTTCTGCCAGACCTTGCGCTTGTCAAAGTTGCCACCGACAATAGTCATTTCAATCGGCAACCATTTTGCGCTTGTTGTCTGAGAAGACTTAAAGTAGGTGCCAGCACCATACTCAGGGATTTCCATGTCACCGCCAGTCAGCTTAATAATACCGCTTACTACAGTTCCATCAGGCATAAGTTCAAAGTCTCCACTTCCACCTTCCATTGGTGGTACGTTGTTTAGGTCAAGCATTTACGTTTTCCTCTTCTTTATTATTGACCGTTTTTGGATTTACAAAGTTCATTGCCTCTGGCCTTGGACCAGACATTTTTTCAAGCAACTTACCAAGATGCGGCTCTTCAACAGCGTCAAGTCTGCCGCTTCTATCTTTAGCAGGGTAGCCCCACTGGTTTAGTGTGTCGCAGACAAAGGCTCTAAATAACGTGCCATCATCAGCGGTGAGTGTTGTCATTGTGATTAATTCGTCCACAATTCCGGGCAACTCACGCCCAGTCTTTGCACCCTCAATCTGCAAGTCGTAAGTGATACGTCCATAGTCATCCGTCTTTTCATCAAGGATGCCTACAAAGATCACGTTCTTCTCACGGATATGTTGAAGGTGTGTTAACCATGCCATCATCTCACGGCCTTGAGCGCCGTACACTGCACGAGTGTCAAGCTTGCCTGTTCGATCTGATCTAGCTTCTGGTGAATTTTGATTATGCGAAAAGCAAAGCCGACCAGCTACAGTAATACTGTCAATAAAGACTGTATCGTATTTGCTTAACAGAGTATCTGGATCGCCATATGTCTGACACACATACTCATAGTGCGCCATTGAGTATGGTGAGTCCTCACTCAATGCAGGGTTGCCCCCACCAAGGAAGCATGCAAAGTCTCTGCACTCCTGCCAAGTACGCGGCCTGATTACATCAACCTTACACCCTTCGATGGCGGCATCACCGGCTTCCAAGTCCATGAACAATGTCTTGCTCATGTCCAAGGTACGCACCAGTGAAGTCTTCCCCACTCCTGACTTGCCGCCAATCACAATCTTGTGACCACGTTTTTCGGCAAGCCTTTCTTCTGCGCTAATTATTTTTAGCATTAACCTTCCTCCCTTCTTTTCAT